TCACTTGATTAGGCTGTACCTTTCATGCGGTGAAGTGTTCAGCTCGAACATATGTTGGTAGTCATAATTTGGCAGTTCTACACCGTATTTCTTGCATAGATCCGATATGGCATAGGTCATATAAAACATATTGTCATGCAGCATAGACACCAGTAGCGGATTCAGTTTTGCCAGTGCTGGGCTATGGGTATTCCACCACGCCTGAAATAGTTTGGCTTGCCCACAGAGTATTTCTATAGATTGGTTTTCATCTATATGAATGTCCCCTTTTGCTTTAATTTGCATGGTTTCTAGATAGTCCACAGCGTCTTGAAAATGAATGGCCAAGAGTTCGCTATAACGTGGAATGCGGAAGTGTTGATTGTGTCTGCTCCAGAGTTCGGTGCGTTTCTTTGTGCTGCCCCCGCAACGTCGGTCGACAATTTCTTTAAGGATGGCTTGTTGCTCTGCGTTGATTTTTACTCGAGTGTCGATTTGCTGTTGCGTGACTTCTTTTTCTAGTACGTCGAGTACCCATTTACGGAATTCTTTGGCGACTGGTGTTTTTGCAAACATAGCGATCAAATGGCAACCACGTAAAGAAAAAACTCTAATTTCACGTGTTTGACCCTGTAACGTCATTTTGACGTTACAGGTCATTCCGCTAGAAAACTCATCAGCCTTTCTTTCAAATACTTTATTAACTGCATCTTCTCGAGCATAACCTAACATTTGACCAAGTTGACGCGAACTAATCCATGGCTTTTGGTTATGCATAATTACATCAAGAGTTGTATCCCTAAAACAAAGTGATAAACTGTTCATATCAATATCCTTCATCTGGTATTGGTAAATACCCCGTCTTCCGCCAAGAATGTTCGGGGTATTTTTTTATTTAAAACAATGTCCACTGGACATATTGCAAATATATATGTCCACTTGATACCATGTCAACAGAATTTTTCAGGATGAAGTCATGGGTAAACATTTAGGTGTTGCATACAATTTACGCTTACCGCCAGAACTAAAAGATAAAATTGCAGAATCTGCTAAAGAACTGAATCGCTCTATGAATGCAGATATTGTGTCTCGGCTTGAAGAAAGTTTTTTAGTAACGTCTAACTCAGGTAATTCCCAAGCTGATATAAAAATTATTCCATTACGTAACGGAAAGAAACGTGTGATTTATGGGAAGCTGCTGAATACATTAGATTTAGACTATACCCAACCGCTTAGCGACTTGAAAATTGATATCGAGCTAGCACTCGTGACTTTAAGCCGCACCTCTATTTGGAAAGCATTCCAATTTCTGACTAAAGACGTAATTGTTGCTCAAGGCAATAACCATCTAAATATTGTGGACAATGGTAAGAAAAGTTTAGGTTGGCTAGTTGTGGAAGATCATTATGTAGTTCGAGACCAAGAATAGTATGATTATTGAAACTACATACTTTGGCCTTACTAACACTGATTTAGCGTTTTGGTCAATGATAGGTACTTGGCTAGCATCAATAGGAACAATTTCTGCCGTAATCACCTCATTGTATTTAGCGCGAAAAAATGACAAAGTGAATTTAATTATTACGTCAAATTTAATATTCTTAGTTGGATATCTTCGCGAATTTACTGGCGACGATCATTATGTATGTATTGAGGTTACGAATAATGGAAATAAACCTGTAACCATACAAAATATCGCATGGAAAATGAGTAAAAATAAATCTTTCATAGTTCCAATGAACCCAAATCCAATTACTGATACATTGCCTAAAATAATTAATTACGGGGATACAGCGAGATGGGCTATTGAGGTTAATGCCATTAAAACTCTTTGGATACCTGATTTTATTAAGGATGGTATAAAAAGAAAACACGTAAAAAAATGGAAAATTGCAGTATCTCTTTCTACTGGAGAGCTCATAACAGTAAAGCCAAATGTCAGGATTATAGAGTTAATTCAAAGCTGTTTACCTGAATAAAAAAGCACCTTAAGGTGCTTTTTAAATCAATCGGGCAATTCTACAGTATCATGGAATTTAATAACTTTATACGCAACAGGTTTATCTTTTATTGTTTCAACGTAAACATCAACCACATAGCCAATATCAAATATGTGAGGCTGTTCATGGATCATTTGATATTTTAATTCATCGCTATCATAGATGACCTTAACTTCTCTATCAGAAATGCTCTCAATAATTGCTTTATCACCTTTTTTATTATCATTTCTTGCTTGTGACCAATACAAAACGACTTTCTTATGAAGCCCAATAACTGGCTCTTTTAGTTTTTCTAATTCCTTATTTGCTCTATTTTGAATAGCATTCGCATTTTCACTATTAAGGTGAATATGTATTTCCCCTTGATTATTAGAAGCATCTATTTGCAATACTGAGCCGCTATCATTTGCAATTGGTTCAACAAATTTAGATATTCGATTTAATGTAGATTTGTCGATATCATTAGGCTTATTACCACGACCAAGAAGATAATCGAAAGTAACTTTGATATGATTAGCAAAATCTAAGACAGTATTACTATGCTCCATGAATGGCATAAGTGATGGGGCTATTGCAACAAGCTCCGTAATAATTGAACCCGTTCTAATCTCTTTTACATATAATTTAATATCATCAGATGACAAATGACTTTCAGACTTACTAATGTAGTCAGAATATTCATTTCCAAGATTAAGCATACTTTGAGCATAATCAATTAAATCAATGGGTTGAGTATTATTGATTCGAACCTGTAACATAGCTTCCTCAATATGTGCATCTAAATCAATTGTACCCATTCTTACCCTCTAAAATTTATAATAGTTTCAATTCAACGTCATAAAGTGTCGCACATAGTGTAGTGCTAAATTATATAAGTATATGAATAAATTTAATAAATACAAATTAAATAATTTAATTAGTTTCTAACAAATACTGTGTAAATCTTTTCCAATTTCAATTATTGAATTCATTACTAAAGTGTTGCTAGACTTTAGCTAATATTATGACTTTAAAATAATTTATGAAAATTTTACTTGTTTTAGTTTTGACTCTAACAACTATCCAAGTGTATGCCAAGAAATGTGCAGACTTTAGTACTCAAAAGCAAGCTCAAGCTTGGTATGAACAACGTAAAAAATCAGGACAAACAGGTTGGAAAAGCCTAGACCGTGACGGCGATGGTCAAGCATGTGATTGCTTGCCGGGTGGGAATGGTAAGAAGTGTCCTAAGAGGAAGTGATAGAGATATATACTTTGTAAGAATTTTAATAATCAATTTAATTAACCTTTTAAGAGTGTTCCATGAGTAACTATCAAAATGTATTAAACAACTTTCTCGAACAATGGCCTTTAGAGAAAATAGAAAATATGTCCCTTGAACAATATGTTTCAACTGGGGATCCTACTACCTTTACGCAGTGGGTTGAAAATAGAACTATTGAATTAGGATCTATTAGTGGCCGATTTGGTTCGAGAATGTTTGGGATATATAAGAGAGGAAATTCAGAGCCTCTCTTAGGTTATTACAATGATGATTCATATACATGGAGTAAAAAATACGGTGACAATAGAACAAATGCTTTTTTAAAAATTAAAAAATATATTTTAGAAATTATACAATTTTCTTCAACAGGTGAATTTTCAAAAATTGATGCTATTCCTATTCCTGATATTTTTAAGTGGAAAGTTGCTTATCTTTACTCAAATGAAAGACTTATTCCAATTTTTAAAAGAAAGATTTTAGAAAACATTGCAACTCATTTTAATTTTCATATTCAAAAGAAAACAACTATATCCCAAATACAAAAAGTGCTTATCGAAAATAAACCAATAGATTTAAGTTCCCATGAATTTATGGTTAAACTTTGGGTTGAATTTGGCCTTAAAAAGAAAAAGATTAAAGTATCAAACGGTACTCAACAGAGTAAGAGTACCGAAGATCAAGAACGCTCAGGAACATCATCTTATATTGCTAAGCAAACTCACAATAAAATACAGAACAAATTACGTGATCTGCTCATATCAGAATATGGGGAAAGTAGTGTAGCTTGTGAAAAAGATTACGTAGATTTAACTCTAACTTATAATGATACCATCTCTCTTTATGAGGTTAAGTCCGATTCCTACGCTGCTACATGTATACGCCAAGCATTAGGACAAATCATTCAATATGCACATCGACTAGATACTAATAAAAAAGTAAAACTCTATATAGTTGGTCAATACCCTCTAAAAGAGAATGAAAAACCATATCTAAATTACATTAAGTCAAACTTTATGGTTGATCTTAATTATATGAATATCGATCTCGATTAAATTTTCTTCGAATCAATCACAATGAAGCGCCTCACGGCGCTTTTATTTAAAATTCTAGCAATGTTCTCATAAAGTCTTCGTATTCACAGAAGCAGGTATATAATCCTAAGTATTGTTTTGAGTTAAAATTATTCTATGTGCTCAAATTACCAAATACCAAGTAAAAAAGACTTAGCCCTGCTAGATGTCAATACAGATCAATTCGAACTTGATTTAAAAGAACATGTGTATCCTTCTTACCATGCCCCAATCATCCTGAATGGATCTGATCGTTTAGAGCTTGATATCGCAAAATTTGGACTGCTTCCAAGCTGGGCGAAGGAATTACGATTTAGCAGCCATACATACAATGCACGGACTGAAACTGTAGCGGAAAAGCCAAGCTATCGACATGCATGGAAGTACAGTAAGTTTTGCCTAGTCCCTGTTCAAGAGTTCTATGAACCCAAATACATCAATGGAAAGCCACACTGGTACACCATTAAGCGTAAAGATGGCCAACCTTTTACGGTTGCTGGCATCTATGATGATGCTGTGATTGAAGGTAATAAGGTACGTTCATTTTCAATGCTGACGATCAACTCAGATCACCATCCATTTATGAAGCAGTTCCATTCTCCAAAGGATGAAAAGAGATCTATTATTGTTATTCCAGAGCAATACAGAAAAGATTGGCTCACGGCGGATCATGAGCATGCGCATGAATACTTTTTTCAAATGCCCGATGAATTTGTCACTTCTCCGCGGGATGCTTAGTCAAGGATGAAGCTATGTGGTGCATTAAAAAGAAAGGCTTATATCTATCTAGCCAAACGATCACTTATGAAGATGATTACTGGGAACCATCAGAAATTGATGCTCAGATAACAACACGATTCGAGTGGATCAAAGATAGTGATAATGCCATGACATTCATGGATCGGACGAATGCGAATAGTTTTCTAGCCCGTCAGCGCGGAGGATTTTGGCGGGATGCAGAGGTTGTAGAAGAATAAAGCGCCTAACGGCGCTCTACTTATGCAAAATTCTGAACCAATTTCTTTATAACTGGTCGCTGACGTTGGCTTGCCATCCATAAATCATACTGCATCTGCAAATTCAGCCAAAACTCTGGTGATGTTTCCAAAGCCTCGCTTAAACGAATCGCCATGTCTGCTGAAATACCTGTATGGCCATTCAAAATACGAGAAAGATTTGCACGAGTAACGCCTAGTGCTTGAGCTGCCTCCGTCACAGGAGTTTCACCAATGTATTCCCGCAACATTTCACCAGGATGTGGTGCATTAAACATCATATTCATCTTAGTACTCCTGCGCTGAAAGGTTTAGTGATAGTCCAAATAATCCACAATGTAGACATCACCATCTTCAAATTTAAAAATTACCCGCCAATTACCGTTTACAGTCAGCGACCATTGATCTTGTAGATTTCCACTTAACTTGTGCAATCGCCAATTGGGTGGAGTTCTTAAATCATTCACTGTGGAAGCAGCATGTAAAGCTGCAAGGATTAAACGTAATTTGGCAGAATGCGCTGCTTGAATACCTGCTGTTGTACCAGTTTGGAAAAAAGCCTGAAGACCTTTATGTTTAAAACTCTTAATCAAGCTTTAGCATCCATTCGTATAGCGTATACATACAATATACAGTAATGGATAAATTATTCAATCACTTTCACTGCCTCCACCCCACAGCTATATCCAAGTGACTTATCAATAGCATGAGTCACTTGCTCAATTATCCAGTTCCCATTAATGCCTTCCCGAACTTCACTGATCTCCAAAGGCATTTCCGCAGAAAGTAATGGATTACCTGGTAAGGTCAGACTTAAGGTTTCTTCCCCTCGTTTGGCTGTATCCAAGGCGGATTGCGCAGCAACTTGGGCACTCTTGGCATCGGCATAGCTATGTTTCAAACGGCGGACTGGTTCGCCTTCACCCACTTGCACTTCATGCCGTTTGGCATTCTTGCGCTCATTCCAGTAGGCAACCACAGTACCTGCACTATCTTTAGAACTTTGTGTCATACGCCAACTGCTTATGTCCCAACGGGTTAGACTGACAGATGCTAGACCACTTTCCCCACGCTTTAAAAACAGCAACTTTCCGCCTGCAGCTTTACAGATCACATCGTAGCGTTTGGCCACACGTAGTAAAAAATTAATGTCTGATTCATCTGACTGATCCATATGCGGTAGCGTTACCGACTTCAAACTTTCGCTGACTTTGGAAGTTAGGCCATGTTCCCCAGCAATCTTTTTCACTACAGCATCAATGGTGGTTTCATTTGGCCATGAGCGGGTTTTCTGCGACATGATGGAAGTCTTACCATCCTTGCTTTCAGTTTGAATGCTTGCACGAGCACGAATGGTCATGCGCTCTGGTGGGCCTTCAAGCTCAATCTCATCCACAATAAATACACCCATCTTAATCAGGTCGGCATCGTAGCCCATATACACCTCAAGCACGGCACCTTTAGGTGGCAAGCTAATCGGCTGCTTTGGATCATCCGCCAAGATAATTTCACACAGATCCGACTCATACCCTGTTTTGTCCGTGACCTGAATAGACAGCAAAAAATTGGCAAGCACGGCGGTAATGTCAGCACCATTTGCCATAACGCGAAAGCAAGGTTTTAATCCCATAGTTTCACCTGCTTATTGGAAATGACCGTAGACTGTTCTTGTTCAGGTAAGGTAATGAGCAATCCTTCAGGCAACACAGCACCATGATCAGCCAAACCGACATTCAGCTCTAAGATGGTTTCCACAATGCGGTTATTGGTATTGCCATAATACTTGTAGGCAATCTGGTCCAGCACGTCGCCTTCTTTGGTGAGATACTCAGCCATGCTTATAATCCTAATGAATTCTTAACTTTAGAAAGCAACCCAAGCACAGAAGCGTTTTCAGATTCTTTGCGTAAAGTAATGGTAAATTCCTGACGGCGCGGTACGCCAAAGCCTGCAAACTTGGTCTGTCCCTCATCGATCTGGGTAATGCACCAGTAACCCTCAACCCGACCTGTGCCTGTAATCAATAACAATGACTCACCTTGAGCAGCGAGGGCACGTAAATTATGCAATTGCCCTGTGCCGCCTTTAAATTCTGGAAAGACAATACCGGTTAAAGTCCGTGTATCCTCACCCGGTCCTAAATATTGAAGGTTGTCCCACCCACCATAAACTTCTTGCGCACCCCACTTATATTGCGTGCTGCGGTTCAGCTCTTGATAGGCTGCGGTGTATATGCCGAACTTAAAGGTGCCTAATCGCATCATGGTGAGGAATGAACCGTAGATCTGACCATCCATTACTGACTGTACCCCCAATCTAAATTACTGCTGCGCTGAGCAACGGCAGTTTCTTGTCTCATTAGCTTTACTGCCTCTTGGGCAATTTGTTTTGGATCTTGTCCTAGTGCAGCGTTAATCGTGAATGAGTTGGTGAAGTTTTGTTGTGGTGCCACACGTTGTGATGGAGCGCGGGCAATAGTCGGCGGTACTTGAGTAGGTCTTGCGACCGTTGGCGGTAAGGACTGTGATGCTGGTTGATTTAATCTAGTTACACCAACTTGTGGAGCTGAAGACTCCTTATCACCTTTCCACCAAGATTTAACTGAACCCCAAACTCCACCGACTTTTGAAGCATTGTTGATGATCCAGCTAAAGCCATTAATCACTGCATTTAATGGCGTAAGTACTAGATTGATAGCACCTCCGACAATTTTTCCAAAAGCCTGACCCGCATTGGTTGCCCCAGCAATTGCCTCTTTAGATGCATTTACAGGTTTTAGCAAATTCATAAACCAATTAAATGCTGTAGACACTGCGTTACTCACGACATCCCATGCAGCACCAAGTAATGGGGTAGATTGAATTAATCCGCTGACCGCAGATGTAAATGGCTCAATCCCTGCTTTTAAGCCTTGCCAGAATCCTTGGAAAAAAGCCTTGATGTAATCCCAATATTTATAAATGGCCATGCCTGCACCAATCGCAATTGCAGCCACAGCACCCCACGGCGTGCGCAGTAATGCAAAACCAACTTGTTTAATCACAGTGCCAATCACACTAAAGGTCGTGCGGATCATGGAACCTGAAGTCGCAAATCTTGCAATGGCTTGTGCCGATCCACCTAGCGCACCTTTAAGTTTACCTATGGCTCCACCAAATATTGAAAATGGGGCTTTTAACGTAGCAAACACTTTGCCTAAAGTCAGACCTGAAGTGGAAAGCCGAGTGAAGCCACCCACCAGTCCTAAAATAGGCGACTTAATTGCAAACATGGCTAATCGTACTGCTAAGAATCCAACCTTAAAGGCCATCAATGCTGCAGCAACTTTCACTACGGTACTGGTTAATTTGGGATTGGCATTTGCCCAGTCTGTAAAAACAGTAACCACACTCCCCACCTTATCCATGATGTCATTCACCACAGGTAAGAGAACGGAGCCGATATTGATACCACCTTCCGTAATTTTATTTTTAAAGGTTTGCCACTGAGCCTGCGTGGTTTCCATACGCGCAGAGAATTCTTTATCCATAGAACCTTGAGCATCTGAACTATTTACAAGTCGCAACTGTTTTTCTAACTCATTACGGTTGTTCATTAATTTGGAGAAGGTATCCCAGTGCTCGGCACCTAAAAGTGTAGCGACCGCATCAATCTGACTGGTGCCACCCTCTTTGGCAATTTTAGGTAACTGATTAATCTGATCCATCACCTTAAAAATGGTACCAACTGCATCCGTTTGCATGCCCTTTTCCAGTTGATTGGTGGTCATGCCAATTTCTTCTACCATGGCAATAAACGGCTTAGATTGCGTATTGGCTGCACCAAATTTAGAAAATACGGCGTTAATGGCTGTACTGGCAGTTTCTGACTTTTCACCCAATGAAAGTAAGGTAGATCCCATTGCCGCAACATTTTTATCGGTAATTTTGACCATGGATGCAGTACCACCAACGCGCTGCATAAAGTCGATAATGTCTCCACCTGCAGAAAGAGCATTGTCATCCAGATAGTTAATGGTATCGGCTAATTCACTGATATTTTTAATCGGGCGCTTATACATGTTGGCAATCTTGCCCATATCCTCGGCAAGCTGGTCATAAGGCAATTCAAATGCGGTTCCCATTTTGACCACCTCCTTGGTGTAGCCAACAATGTCCTTTTTCGAGATCCCCATTTTTAAACCTGCACCCGTCATGGTGGCCAACTCATTATTGGTGACTGGTAAAGTACGACCAAGCTGCAAAATCTCCTGGCGCATATCGAAGAAATCTTGAGTCAGTTTGCCTGAGCTATCCCGTGCACCATCTAACTGTTTTGCTACGCCGAGCATAGCGGTTTCAAAATCGGCTGCCATCTTAATGGGTGCACCAAGGGTAATCGTGGTGGCGATTGCCCCGCCGATCTGTCCTTTGGCTTGTTCAAATTTTTCTCTGTTTTTAAGGCGTGCTGACTCAACCTGATTTAGTCGTTCTTGTGCTTTGGTCAGTCGGTTTATTTCTGCGGTTACTGTGGCGTATTTGGCACGTAAGTTGTCGACGTTCTTGCCCATGCCTCCAAAAGTTTGAATGGCATGGCTCAGATCCGCCTGATTTCTTTTCAGCTTATTAACTTCAGTCCCAATTTTGCCCAATTGAGATGTGGTCGAGCCAATGGCAGTTTTAAGACTACCTGCAACAGCTCCACCAATAGTAATGAGTGCATTAAGACGCTTATTTGCCATGACAACATCTGAAGGTTATAGATGCTGTCATGTTGAATGGCTAGAGGGATTTTTTCATTATTCACTATTGCAAGAAATGAGATTACTTTTGAAATTTCATTAAAAAAGCACCCAAAGGTGCTTTCATTCATTGTCTGGTCGTAAATCTAAGAACAAGCCCCTGCTTGCTTAGCCCCATAAGCTGCTTGGCTTCTTGTATATTTATCACCAGCATCAGATGAAAGTTGATCTATCAATCCTTGGCAAGAAAAACCAGACATATCAAGGTACTGTTTTGCAGATCTGGCGGCTTGTTCATTCCAATCTACATTTAAGCTATCAACTGCAGCGGTAGCATCACTCTTAGCATAATTATCACCATAACTTGATGAGAGTTGATTTATGAGTCCATTACGAGAAAAGCCAGACATGCTAAGATATTGTTCTGCAGATCGAACTGCATTTCGTTGCGGACCAGTTAAGCTTTTAGATGCGCCTTTTTCTTCAACTTTTTCTGCACTAGCCTCTGGTTTGGCTTGTGCAGCTGCTTGTACAGCAGCACTTTGGGCGTCTTTCTCTATAGCTGCTGCCTGTTCATTTGGTGCTTCAGTTTTCGACTGATCTTGACTACTACATGAAGCCACTACAATTCCTAAAACCATGATGGCTCCAAAGAACATTAACACCCATTTAATCAATTTTTTTAAAGCTTGCATCTTTATTCTCTATATTTAAATAAGTATAAACCCCAATCAAAAATAACAAAGAAAGCACAAAATTACAAAAAACTGTTCCTGCATTATTCATTTTAAAGAATAAATGTGATTTTTATATTTACCAAACGAGAAAAAGCACCCTAAGGTGCTTTCTCTATTCTTTCGGTAATCCATCACACCACCATAACAACTCAGAAAGTCTCAACTTCTCTATTTCTGATTTAGACCAGCCTGTGTGTGATGCCAACCCCAGTGCAAAGGATCGAATCGACTCTGCACTTAATCGGTAAAAAGTTTAAATGCTTCTTGGACGCGCCCATAGTTACGCAATGTCATAGTCTTGACCTGTTCAGGAGAAACATTACATAAATTGGCAAACATGGTGATTTCTTGCATGGCTGAACCCATACCTTTAGCTTGCATTTCAGCGGCTAAATGGTCTTGAACCGTTGGCTCGCGCATCACAATTTCAGAGACTTTGGCACCATCAATATCTAAAGGCTTCGCAAGTGAGATTTTATAACCTTCAGCCACTTCACTAATATATTTTGGTAATTGTTGAGTCATTTTACATTCCTAAAGCTGAACGGATGTCTGCTAGAACATCATTGCCGTTAATGATACGCACCATGTTTTCCACATCAATTTCATGGACCACAGTGCCACCAATGGTTTTCTTGTAATAGGTTAAAGACAATTCATATTTGTCTTTCGGTAATTCCCCTGCCTTGGCTGCACCGCTGGAAATTTTGACAATTTTTCCCGTCATGTTGTGCACTACAGCCGTTACGGTACCATCAAAACTTTCCATAGCTTCGCGGACTGTAAACTGGGTTTTACTGCCTTCTTTAATCCCAAACAAAGACAACACATCTTTGCTATGTGAGTTCAAAGTAAAGTCAGCAACAAGCTTTTCCATACCAGTAGTAATATCGATCGGAGCATCCATACCGCCAGCACGGTACTCTTCAGTCTGTAAAGTTAGCTCAGGAGGATTGTATTCATCTGTTTTCCCAGCAAAGCCTTTGCCATCAACAAATAAATTAAAATTCTTACGAATATCTTCAGCAACACCCATGCGTTACACCCCTTATGCAAAAATATCTTTAATGTAATCGTCCACAAGGTGCGAACGGAAAACGATGTGTTCTGCTGGATAAACTGGTGTGAAATCAAAGTCAAAATACACTTTGCCTGACTTAATCACATCTGCAGCATTTAGTTCAGGATCTGCCCAACACTGACCACCTAAAATTGCACCAATATTAGTGAGATAGCGCAAATAGGAATTTACACCTTCAACCACATCATTAACGTAATTCTTGGTAATCCCACGATCCACCGCCCAAAGGTGTGCCGCTTTCAATGATTCATCAATCATATCAGCGGTACGCACTACACAAAGGAATTGCCATTTGCTGTCACTAGATAAGGTACGGTTACCCCAAAGTCGATAACCGTTTTGGCGAATAATAGTATTTACGTTTTGTTCATTCAGTAAGTTGGCACGGCTACTGGTATCTCCCATTGCAAAATCAATTGCTCGAGCAGTCCCTGTAATGCCATTAATGTTTTGATTCGACGGCGACCACCACCAGCCACGCTCATTATCAGATTTGGCAATTAAACCTGCAACATGAGCACTCGACCAAGACGTAATGGTGGTGCCATCTGGTCCAGTCTTTTTAGACTTTGGATCAACCATATAAATACGTTTTGAACCAAAATCACCTGCATAGGCAATCGCATCTACATCATTGGTATTCGGACCATCGGCAATAATCACTGCTTTAAGTCGATCCGCAATTCCAGACAATTCAGCAACCACTGGGTTTGCAGTATCGGAAGTACGTGTATGAGTAAAGCCTGGTGCAATGAAGATTTTAGGCACAAAACCTGTAATGTTTTCGGCTGCAACGAAGGCATGTACCCCTTCATATTGACCTGTATTGGCATCTACCCCGCCCAATACATTAGCAAGCGTTTCTGCTTCTGAAGCACCCTCTTCAACCCGTACCACAATTACGACTGCGCCAATCTGGTCAAAGATGGAATCGATTGCATCAGGTAAAGTGCCCGTTAAACCAAGTTTAGCGGCTTCAGTGCGTGAACCTGCAATCAGAACAGGTGTATTTGCTGGGAATATTAGAGGATCGGCATCTGGTGCTGTACCAACTATGCCGATAGTAGAACTTCGGACGGTTGTAATTGGACGAGAACCATCATCTACCGTGACATTCTCAATCCCATGTAAAAATGAATCAGGCATATTTTGATCCAGAATCTTGGTTGATTTTGGATCTATTCTTTAAGATATATGCCTAAGTTTCATTATTCACTTTTTCACTTTATAGCGTCATGGCAAAGGTCCACATCTGCTCGACCTGCTCATCTGTCCAGCCAAGCATATTTTGCATGAGTAACACACTTTCATCTGTGCGCACAAAATTGGTTGCAGACTGCCAGCCCAATAAAACCAGTTCACGCTGGTACTCATTTTCAATCGTTTGGATCTGTACTTCAATGTCAGACGATTTATAGCCACTTTCCAACAAAGCACGGAAAAATTGATAACGGGTTAAAGGTGTGAATTGAGCCAATCGAAGCTGTTCTTTTTCTTCATCACTGAGATAGTTGAGTGGATTCACATGACGATCAATTTCATCTGTAGTCATTGCAATAAATTCATCTGTGATTAAATCATCTTGTGAACCATCTGCTTCAAAAGCGTAAACTTCACCATTTTTATTTTTAAAGTATTTCATTAACGTAGCTCCAACCAATTCACGATCGTATTTGCACTGCTTGTGACACTGTAAGTTGCACCTGTTGGAACAATGGCCTGAACTGCAGCACCACCACCGACTTGGTTTTGACGACCACGATCCACTGCAAGCCCCCCAACGGTAAGCGTCATTTCACCTTGGTTACTTTGTTCCCATGTCACTGAGACCATGATGGGTTTGCCTGTTGAGTTGGTGTATGTAGTGGCAAGTGATCGGCTTGCCGTTAGGTTTTGCCAAGTTTGACCTACACCCAAGCCTTCAGTAGCGATTGCAATATTGCCTGAACCATCAAATGATGCCGATCCTTGAGCAGCTCCTGTTAATGAAATTGTTCGAGCTGTTGCTAATTTTGTCGCTGTAGCGGCATTGCCAGTGGTACTCTGATTCCCTTGAGCATTTACACCAGGTAAGTTGATGTTGGCTGAACCATCAAAGCTTACACCACCAATTGTACGGGCTGTTGCCAGTTTGGTCGCTGTAGCTGAATTACCTGAACATGACGATGCTGTTGTTGCAGTAGCTGCATTGCCTGTAGTGTTCTGATTACCTTGGGTATTTACACCAGGTAAGTTGATGTTGGCTGAACCATCAAAACTAACACCGCCAATAGTTCGGGCTGTTTCTAACTTAGTAGCAGTAGCTGCATTACCTGTAATGTCACTTGTTGTTAGGGCTAAAGTACCTGTAGTTTGAGGCATATAAATTACAGTCTGGCCTGCATTCGTATCTGGATCAGATCGTTTCCAAAAATACAGGGTAGAGTTTGTTCCACTCCCTGAGCATTCAACCCCCCACCATTTACCTACTGCACCTGAATCAACATTTGTGAGTTCAAGACGTAATGATGGATATGATGAGCTAATCGCTTGAGGTGACCATTTATTTGTTGCATTCAGTAATGGTACCGCGGCCCCAGAAGTCCCAATGTTGTAAGTTGCAGCTGAACCTAATCCTAAATTTATTCGTGCTGTTGGCGCATCTGCTAAATCCGATAGGTTTGAGCTTTTTGCTAATTTGCTATCTTGTAAGGTTTTCCCCTGAGCTGCAGTTAAGGCCTGATCTGTAGCCGTACTGGTTAACGTATTATTCAGTTGCACCACACCACTTTGTGAGACAGAAGCAGAACGAATGGTTTGTGGTGAAATCCCTGTGATTTGTCCTTTGTCATTGACCGTGATAGATGGAATTTGAATGGTTGAAGCATAAGTTCCTGCAACAACACCTGAATTAGCTAGGGTTAGGACACAAGAAGCATTGGCCGAACCATCGAAGCCAAATGAACCTGTGGCTGCTCCAGAGAAACTGACGGTTCGAGCTGTTTGCCATTTGGATGCACTGGCAACATTATCCGTAAGTGTTGCCAGTGTTTGTGTCCCTGTTTTATTAGGGAAGTAGTAGATAGCAATTTGCCCAGTAGAGCTATTCAGTGTTTCTTTCGGACGAATCGCAAGATATGGCATTCCAGATGGAGCCATTTCTAGAATAGCTCCATTGGTTGCAGCCTTTGGTTTAAATTGTAGTGATGGATATGAGGTTTCTTCATTTCCAGCAACTAAAGTTGGAGCAGAAATTCCACCAGTGAAAGCTGCACCAGCGAGAGCCGCTTTTTCATCTTGCAGTTTTTTGCCTTGTTTGGCTGTTAGTGGCTTGGTTGCATCGTTTGTGGTGAGGTTGTCTACCAACTCATCACGCGGCACATAGTATTCATCCACCCATGCCTGCGTCGCATAAATCAAAGATTCATCTAACGTCAGATCGACAACTCCACCATCTTGGATGTTAATCGTATATTTTAATCGGAATTCACTCACACCATTGGTTTCAGCAACTTTATAAAAAGGAGAATGCGAACCGTGTGAAATTAAAATCCCATCAGCTATCAAGCCAATTTCACGAATCCAAAAGCCGCCAACATCTGAGGGAATAATTGCTTCTACAATTAACCAATTTGAAACTGTTGGATGAATACTATATTTAGTTATAGCCTGCCGATGCACCTCCTTCACTAGAGTCGTTCTAGCTTTACTTGGCGTAGGCACTGCACCATTACCATCACCAAAAGCAACATGAGTAATATTTAGTTTGGTGTTATTCGCAATAGCCGCAGTAATCGCAGCATCACCATTGTTGGTGGTAACGTTATAGTAATCACTCATAGTTTTGGCTCACTCACAGAAGTAAGCGCAGATTGATGCGCTACAATGTTTTTTAAACTTAATAATGGATTTGCGGTAATTGTTAGTCGGCTTAAACGGCGAGAGGCAGGTTTAGTTTCATCGACCAAACGATTCACTTCTTTGAACAGACTTTCATCAAGTACTCGCCCTACCAAATCCAGTTCCAAATAGAATGTTCCTGGTATTCCTTTAGGCTCGGTTTGCCACCATTCAACCATGGTCACCTCATAGCCAAAAGGTTTCAGTGCCGACTTAATTGAATAAGGCGTACCTTTCTTTTTATGCTGCTCAAAAGCCTGTTTTAAACGTGCTCGTTTTAGTGATGGTGTCCAGTCATAACGCCAATAATCTATTGAGAATTGGATTGCCAAAACATCTAAAAATCGATCAGGTATGCGATCAATATTGATTAAGGTTGTGAGGCGTTGCTCTAACAAAGTTTCTTGCTGGGTAGACTGCTCAAGTTTGCGTTCTAACTCTGTCGCATTGACGGGTAAGAGACTCATTCATATGCCTCCACAGAAATATCAATATTGGTGCAATGCCCCGCTTGGGTAGCATCTATCACAATATCCGCATTGGGTGATGTGATATCCACATGCTCAATACCATCCACATGCAATGCAGCATAAATAGCTGAAAGCCGAATACTGCGGCCAATCCTTTTTTGTTCAGCCACATAATTTTGTAGGTTCTGCTGTGCTATTTCTAAAACAGCAGCAGCTTGAGCTGTTTGCTTTGCATAGATGGTAGCTGCAATGCTATAACTCACTACAGCTACACTTTTCACCACTGCTTTATCACAACAAGGGCGAACCGTTTCATCATCCAAAGCAAGTTGCACAATATTAATCAACTCTTGGGTAGCAACACCCGATTCAGAGTCATTTTGCAGAATATAAATATCGAGATAGAAAAGATTGCCTATCAGCTCGATCAACTGCGCTTTGGTCAAATTTTCCAGCACCAAATTATCTAAATCTACTTGTGGAGAAACTACTGAAACATCCCCGACTCGACCATCGGCACTTTCAGCATAAAACTGATAAGAAGACACAGGACCTGCAACACTGAGTCCATCCATTGCTAACAAATAGCGCTCTTTTAAATCTTGATCACTTTCATACACTGCATCAATGGGAGGCACGACGGTATTGTCTGCAGGTGTAATGATCAGCCGTGTTAATCCCCGATCCACCACTAACTGATCTAAATTAGTTCCAGAGGAATACAGCACCAGTAAAGCTTTCACATCATCATTACGTTGCTGGCGAAATAGAACTTCTCGATAGGCGGATTCTTGTAGCAGTTTCACCACTGGATCAGACTCCCGCTCTAGCGTTTTACTCATTTCCGCTTTGGCTGTCACATCGGTATACAGTGCTAAAAATGCAGCCTTACGTTCTGCGTAGACTGTTTCAAAATCTAGCTCTTCAATTAAGGCAGGTGCCGATAAACCACTAAAATCTGCTAAGTTCATTTTTGAATCACTATCCCATCTAGTCTTAATGGATTCCCATCAATGTTATAAATGCCTGTAATTGCCAAAGTGATTTGCCCAATTTGACTGCTGGTGACATCCACCTGACGCACCGTAATTCGGTCTTCCCATTTGGCTAAGGCATCTGCAACCGCAGCATATAAATCAATTAAGGTGGCACGGTTAATCGGCGCATCAATCAACTCAAACAGCTTTGATCCATAATCACGACGCATCACCCGACTGCCTAAAGGCGTGGTCAAAATATCCACCACCGATTGCCGTAAATGCTCAATTTCGGTCAGGCTGCGTCCAGTTTCTCGACTCATCATTGCGGTACCTGCGTGAGCGAAACACCCGTATAAATGCCGCCATGCTTATGGTTTTTAAGGCTAATGCTGCCTGCTTTCACATCACCTGTAGCGGTAATATTTCCAGTGACTTCCACATCGCCTGAAATCACTACCTTGCCACCACTGCCCATTTGAATATTCAAAACATGACTGTTCTTGTCATATTGAATTGTTGTGCCATCGCTATACACCGTCACGGGATTAGCATCTGTACCCACATTCGGGAATTTGTTTTGCTCCAGAGCACCTAAAATGACGCCTTGGGATAAATCCCCACTAGCAGAAAGCACCAATACATATTCATCTTTACTAGGGGTAGACCAACTGCGATCATCACCTGCCCGCTGTTTTAACCAGACAATGCCTTCGACCAACTCCCCATCAAAATCCACAGTGGCAACGGCTTGGCTATAATCCACCGTAACGACTCGACCAAAGCGAACCAAACTTGCGAGAATCCGATCAATTTGCGCTGCGGCATAACTCATGGCACCTCCTGATTGAGTGGTAATTCTTGATATTGATCTTCATGTGCAGCACCAATTTCAGGTGCATAACTAAACACTGGAGTCGGTGTCTCACCTGATTCAGCCCAGACGTTTTCACCCACCACAATCTGAGTCGAGAAATCCACGCGCCAGACTACATAGCGATCTAACTCAGGAAAAAAGGCATCTTCAGAAATATCACCCAAGGCACTAACACCCACACCATATGGCCCAAGGCCTGTGAAATGCTTGTTCTGAAAAATATAGAGGGCAACAGCAGCGGCCAGTTTGCGCACATTAATCTTGGCGCGACGCTGATTAAAGGTATCGATAATTCGGGCTTCAAAACGTGCGATCAGAGGCAATTGTTCTGTACCCGCATCACCATCAATATCCACATCAAAACTGGTAAGCTCCAGCAACAATGCTGGTAATTCCTGTGTTGAAGGACCCTTGCGTTCTTCTTCATCCCGATAAAACTGCACCAATTTGAAAACTGGAAATTGCGTCCGCAGTTTTTCTTCAATCACATCATGTAATTGATCGAAATCCACCCCTGCTATCGCATTGACCATTTCAATTCATGCTCCAATGTTTTAAAAAATTGCTCATGAAAATCTACCGAATTGAACTCTGCCCCTTCCAAATAAGCATCGGCTTGGCCTTTAATCGCTTGTGATTGCTTCCCAATTGGTAGTCTGGCTTTGCCTATCCGTTTGAATACCTGATGTTTTGACTTAACCACAAAGGCACCTGCTATTTTGCGCTTGCCTGCAGTTACGCCTTTTCGGGTTTGACGTGCACCGAGGTGAATCAGATCCACATCATTCAAACCATAGAACAACTTGATCGAATAGCCTGTCGATGTTTTAAGAATGGTGCTTTTTTTTAAACGACGGCGAATAATGCGCTGAGCCATTTCAAGCTCTTTACTCAAACCACGTACAGTACGGGTTTGTAGCCATTTCGCCATACGGCTTAAAGTACGTTGCATAGCTTTTTCTGCTTGCTTTTCCGTAGGTTCCAACTCATCAATAATGGTTTGGAAACCTTGTAATTCGACATTTAATCTAATCACGTGCAGCCTCCAACTTCAAAACAGCCATTCCCGTGCCATCCTGTTGCGGGTAGCTCATCACAAAGAATTTTTGACCATCGGCTAACACCAAATAATCACCACGTTTCACCCCTACAACATCTGCTGCTTTACAGGTAAAACGTGGCTGAGCATCATCCACTTCATATTCACCAAGTTGGGCATTCAAATACGGCTCATCAAAAATACCGTTGATTGAACGTTCAGACGCATCTGCAAATTGCACAGTTGCTGTGGAGCCAAAACCACCCACAGTATCTAATTGCAAAAACACATCGAGGTTTTCCCAACTTGGCATAGGCTTTACTCAGCTTCAGCAGCAGCTTGGATGGCTTCAATCATTTTTTCTTTGGTCAATGAGGCATCCAGTTCAAGTTCATATTCATGCAATGCAAACTCAACCAACTGGGCTTTGTTCAACTTTGCCAAATCAACTTCTTGACCTTCATCATCACCCTCAACCAAGGTGCCACGACCACGGCGCAACAGGTCTTGTGCCAAAGCATGCGAGACTTCAACTTCATCGCCCTTTTTACGAATTTCACCTTCAATCACTACCGCAGAAGTTAAGGCAATTACGACATTTGTTTTCATGGATATATGCTCACAAAATTAGAGAGGAAAGCCACCGCAGTGGCTAATCAATTAGACTGTTTTCTTGCCGTAGCAGATTGATTCGGTATTCCGCAAAACGAAGTCCACATCTTGGAAACCCACAATGCGTAAACCACCTTTTGCACTTAATGAATATGGATCGATGGTCAAATCCAGACCGCCCCACATCGCAATGATCAAGTCTGCAAAGTTCCCGAAGAACACATCACCTGCTTCAATTTGATTGGTCACTTCTGTGCGGTAGCCATTCACGGTATTACCTGGTTCCCAAATCGTACTTTCAGTACCAGATCCGAATTTGGCTGAAGTCTTAAAATTGCCGCGCATTGCAGCGTTAATCACATAAGACATGCGATCAACATCGGCATTGTCTGAGGCAATTTCCGATTCCATTTGCACCAATTCAGCAAAGGTAGGATTCACCGCTGCAAAGCTCACTGCATTGACACCCGAGATATTTTTTAAGCCGAGTGGCTGATTGTCTCCACCCGTGCCGTAATAAGCCGCTTTATCAATTTTCAAAGCTAAGGCACGGTTTAAGTCATTCCACACCAGTTGTTCCGCAGCAGGCGAACTTTGTTGCATCAACTTACGGCTGATCTCAACGCGACCACCCACAGTTTTAGGGCTTAGTTTTAATTGACCTGTTGCCGGGCTTGATGCTGGCACATCTTCCTCTTCACCCAACCAATAGGCAGTTGCACCACCTGTTTGTTTAGGAATCTCAGCATCACCGACCAAGCCATCCATAATGAAACCTAGGTTCATAATGGTTGAACGATTCCGTAGCATCTCAATGAACATATCCGCACGGTGATCGGTTCCCACCAAGGTTGCGCCATTCTGAGAAGTACCGACTTCAAACACTCGGCTGAGTACATCTGCAGGAACTAAAATTCCTTGAGCAGAACGACCATAGGCCTTTTGTGCTGCTTCTGAACATTCAATCTCAAATGCTGCAGCTTCACGGTCAGCTTGAGTTGCATTTGGCAACATGGCACGTACTGCACGCATTAAACTGAACGAACGCGCTTCATCACCTGTTAAACCGATATTGGCATTATTCCCTTTAGGCTTTTCAACAATTGGTTGCCCCTGTTCACCATGCATACGCTCTAAAATTGCATTCTGAAGTTCGGCTGGTGATTTGTTCTCATCGATGTATTGACGTACCAAATCACCTGCACCAAAACGCTCGCCCAATTGCATCAGTTCACTGACACGTTTACGTTCCGTTTCTGCACCACGTTCAGCAGTATCACCCGCTGCACGTACCATTTCAATTTCGCCATAGCGTTCGCCATTTTCGTTAATACGCTGACGAACTTGATTGCCATTAGCATCTGTAAAGTAGTCCCAATTCATACGTTTTGCTCTTTGCTGATTCGTTGGAATAATTGCTATTGGCTCATTTTGTGGAACAGCAGAATTATTTTCATTATTCAGTTTTTCACTCGAACGCCCCACGCCCACAGTGGTATCTGCAGGAATAGAAACACAAGAGATTTCATAAGGCTGCCACCCAGTAATTAAATAAACATCGTCGTGTTCACGCTGCTCTTTTAGGATGGCTTTCTGAATGGTGTAACCCACACTGATATTGGTTCGGATTAAATCGTTAATATCCTGAAGGATTTCCTCACCACGTGCAGACTTACTCAAACGAACCAAGGCACGACCTTTACGCTGAGACTGATCCAACCAAGCACTTTCAACCACACCGACCTGATCACGAGAGTTGTGATCCATCAAAAAGGGTGCCCGGCTATGCAAGCGTGTAAAATCAATTGCCCCTTGGCTATGATCCAGAATTTCTATACCAAACCAACGTCCTACCTCTGTTTCACTGGAGAATGAAAGCTCGACCGTGCGCTTTTCCATATCGACTTTGAAATCATCAACGATATAGTTACGTACCAATTTATCTTTATTGAAGTCAGGTAAAGGCTTAGTTTGAGCAGCATCTCGAGTGAACGTCATACCAGTTAAAGCCATTGCCAAATCAGTTTTTAAGAATTTCATTACATGCCCTCTTTAGGTCGTCCGACCGCTGCAGTTTGTTTACGCCCCATACTGGCCAAGATCATTTCTTCTGCTGTTTCTTGACTAATGCCTTGTCCAACCAATTCATCAATCATGGCTCTGGTGTCACGTGCAATTTCAGCCCATACCGTTTGTGGATCTTTGCCTTGTTCACGAATAATCGCCCCTGCAGAAGTGAGCATGTTGTTCTTCGATTTTTCAGCTGCAGTCACATCGGCTGATGGATCAATCCAAGCCCAACGGCGTGGTTGCCAAGTGACTTGGGTATAACGTTCAATATCGACAGCTTTCAGTGCCACATTGCCTTTCTTGATGACGCCCTTAAGCAAGGCATATTCCAGCCATGCGTAATAAACAGGTTCTATTAAAGCTTCAATCAACCACTGTTGCAGTTCTTTCCAGTGCTCACGCTCATCTAAAGTACCCTGACGAATACTGGAAAAATTCACCCCTTCAAGGTCTGAGGCTAAGTTGTTATAAAGCACGCCCATACCCGCTGCCATTGAGCGCAGCATAGCTTTATGGAAAGGCAAGAATTCACCCGTTGGATAATTGGGTGACCATTCTTTGAGTTGAGCCCCTTGTGGTAAAACAGGAAATTCCCCAGCTTGGCTTTCAATAATGATTTCATCTTCTTCAGGATCAAATTCAGGACCAGTGGCATCTTTATCCCACTGAATAAAGCCCATCTTATTGGCAGAGATCCGCGCATTGGTAATCGCACTATCTTCAAATTCAGAAAGCTGCTTCATACGAAATAGACTTGTCGCAGTCCATGGTAAACCTCGTTTTTGCCCGACAATTTCTTCTAAATAGCCATGAATGATTTGCTCGGCAGGTACACGGATATAATTGCCTGAACCAAAGCGATATTGTTTTTCTTCTTCTGAATCACTATCAAAGTAATAAGCGATCGGACGTCCAAATTGATTAAACTCAATGCCCTGACGAATAAAGCGACCACCCGATAGTTTTGCGCTATACATGATCGGGCAACGCTGGGCATCTATCATTTGCACAGCAAAACCATAGTTCCCTGCATCTGCACCGCGAATAATCCGTACAAAGAACTCACCATCTTTGGCTGCTGAAATCACACAAGAGCGTTGAATAGAACGCCAAGACTTTTTGCCCTGAATGTCACAGTGATGTTTTTTATTCCAATTTGCCCATTCCTGCTCAACAGCATCACACAGCTTATTGTCTAATTTCCCTTGGGCATTGCGGATCTGTGCCTGCAGTGTGACCCCTTGCGGACCCACAATATTCTGATGAGTTAAGCGCAAATAGTTCCGCCCATAGTCATTATTGGCACATTGCTCTCGACTACGTGCAACCAAAGTACGCTGGTATCGCTCCACAATTAAATCTGCAGGTAACGGCGTTGATGGCCAAGCTGAAGTTAGACGATCATTCACACCTGCTTTAAACCAACGCATGGCATTACGGAAAACTCGGCTACCTTTTTTCACCACGGAATCATGATCTTTCACATCATTGATCTGTGTAACATTCGGGACTTCTGCAATTTGGCGTTTCAAAATATTCAGCACTAGTAATTACCTCAATTTGACCCGTATAACCTGACCAAACGGACTTTTACCTGAAGCCTTAGCACGTTCCCGAGAAACTTCAGCACGATACTGATTACGTAACTTAATCAGCGTTTCCATCGGTGTACGGTAAAGCTCACGGTTATTAATGCGATAACGTTCTTGGTCTAAACTGGCACGACCTTCAATCACTGCTTCCAAAGCAGATAAGGTTTTTTGAGCATGGCTTCTTAGATCGGAAGATCCCGATAGAGAGGCAAGGTCAGCTTTAATCTCAACCACGCCTGACTCAAGCTCATCCACTGTGCCTGATGTATGGATGGCACGAAGTGAATAGCCGTAATGCCCTGCGGTATAGGTTTTTGTAGTTTCAGCAGAGATATTAAAAACGTGTTGGTTACCATCCGCCTGTGACTGTAGATCAATGACAGATTCACCACGTAAATATGTAACCAGTGACCAACCACTGGAGGCAGGATAGGCTGTTAGATTCACCTTAAAATTAAAGGTGAGACCTGCTGTAATTTGCTTTGGAAAGTAGTTCATCTGTTGTAGCTATCCTTATCCAATCACTTCAATGATTTTTGCTACCGAAGCTAAAATTGGTGCAGCTTGCAGAAAGAGAATTCCAATAATCACCAAGCACCCAATGATGTAGGTCCACACCCTTAGTGTTCTACTTTCAGATAACTTATCCATTGCTTTTTACCCCAAACAGTAAAGCATTCAATTCTTCAACAAATAGTTCAGTGCACATAAAAATGGACTAGCTGCTATTAGTAAAATTGCCGTTCCAATACAAAATCTTAAATACGGTGATAGATTTCCTATCATTTGCTTGCCCAAAGTAAAAAGGCTATTGCCATAATCACTGTTGCCCATGCAAAAATATTCAATGCCCTTGCCTGTAACAACCCAACACGATCCGCACCTTGTTCACTCATCTTTCCATCTACCTTTAACTGTGAATTTGATGTATGATTTTTCAAAAGGTTTCCTCTTAATCCTCTAAGTGGTAAACAACAGAAAGCTCATGATTGCAGTCATGGGCTTTTGTCTTTTCTAGGGCAATAAAAAAACCCCGCGTAATGCGAGGTTAGATAAAGTGAAAACTTAGTTCATTATTCAGTTTTTCACGATTTAACGCTGTAGTTGATCGCTCCACACGCTTGTAGCTGTTTAAAGCCCAATCCGCCTTTATGCCAGTTATGCTGTTGTGCAAGTTCAAAAATAGGCATATATACTTCACGCCCTACAATTTGTCGGGCATCTTCTGCACCAAACGTAAAGTGGTCATGTATGCCATGTCCCATCGTTGGACTTAGCTTTCTTATTGTCGCACCAAACTCTGACCACCAATGGTTTAGCCAAAGCATGTGGCGTGCAACGGCATCTATATTCTTTGCATTTGTATGTTGGCTTTTGTCTGCTTGGCTAAACATAGCAACCAAGTGATGTACATATTCCACGGCGACAGGAATAGTTTCAAATGGAATATCTTCAATGTGCTGCACGTTGAATCTTTGATGTACTAATTTATAGGCTTCGCTATAATTCAAATGTTTAGTTTTAGCCACAAGCATGTTCACAGCATTGGTCAATGGCTCACGCTCGAATTTATGTGTTTTGGCTAAGATGTCTTGGCGGTGGAAGTAACAATCCTCTAATTGTTCGAAAACTTCCCACGCTTGGTCGGTATCGAGCATTTTTGCATGACGTGCTGCACCACGCTCTGTCCACAAAATTAAAGAGCGCACCTTGTTTGAAATTACAGGTGAATTTGCGACTATCTTTAAGCTAGTCACAAAATCCTTTAACTCTTGACCAACGATTTTAAAGAAATGCTTACCTTCAACAAAGCGCCCCTTATTTCGTATATGGTTTTGTTGGATACGTACGGTTTCGGTATCGTAAAAATTTGCTAGCATTTCAGTTGTAATCACAGGGATGGATTTGAAATTTATGATTGATATTTGTGTATCATGGATTTGTGCTATATTTGGCATGTCAGTATTCCTTGTAGAACATTGATGACTCGCCCCGTGATCCGCCAAGATTCTTCGGGGCGTTTTATTATCCCCAATGGGGATTTTTTTAATTTATTATTATAAATACATCTTGTCAATCCCCAATGGGGATATTACTATTAAATTGGAATTGTACTAGAGAAATAGTTATGGGACGCAATTTAGGCATTGAATATAAAATGCGCATGACGCAGGATCTCAAAGAAAAGATCGTTGCATCAGCAAAAGAACATAACCGTTCCATGAATGCGGATATTGTTGCTCGTCTAGAGGAAAGCTTTGAAAAAGATGATGCTGCGGAATTTGATAAAGGGTTTGTCTTGCAGGTAATAGAAAGCCAGCAAGATCAAATTAACCAACTTCAAAAGATGATTCAGGACCTAATGACTCAGTTACGTGGGTCGAAAGAGTAAAGCAATAAAAAAAGCACCCTAGGGTGCTTTAAAGTCTAAGCTAGTTCTGGCTCATCATCGTCATCATCTTTAGGTTTTTTCTCTGTATTGTCCAACTGATCTACAGATTTTTTAGAAACATTTATAGAGCTTTTATTCCAGCCAGCTTTCTTTATTGATTCTAAAAACTGATTGCTAAGGTTAAGTGAATCAACTATTTGTTCCCTATTTTTTAATGAGACAGTGATTATTTCTGACAACCGTTCTCTGCTTTTCATAGCTTTAAGCTCACTTGCTGATAAACCTTCAGCCCATGAACTATAATATTGTTGCTTTTGAAGCTGTTCTTTGTGCTCTAGGGCTAACTTAAGAGAATTATAAGCGGCCTCAATATCTTGTGATTTGGCTCTTTCTTTAAATAATTTCTCTATTTTCCCTTCCAACTTACGAATTTCGTTCTCATGAACTTGAACAGTTAATTTTTTATTTTCTTCTAAAAGTTTGTTCACCTCAATCAATTCGCGCAATGAATTGACAAAGCTTCCCATTTCATCGGCACTTCCTGAAATTCGGTTAAAAATATCAAGAAATTCTTGTAAATATGGATTATCAGAGAAACTCGGATAGCGCACTTTATGGTCTATTTCACTCCAACCTTCTTCAAAAATAGTTCTCGTTTGAATTTCACATTTCACTTGCTGACCGTCAATTTTGGTAGCTGGAATAATGTAATGAATTGAACGATACCCTTTATCGTGCTCTTCTTTTGCACAGTCAGTATATTTTTCATATTTGGTTAGATCATCACCATTACGGTGATAAATTACGACTTGCTCCTGCAACTCCCATTTAGACAAAATGTGGTTATGTACGACTTCCCAATCTTTTTTAAATAAGTAAATTGCTCGCACGCCAATTAAATCTGAAATGATACTTTTATAAGTATCTTTCGAAATCGTATCGTACTTCTCCGCAACTTGTTCACATTCCCATTTTCGAATAATTTTTTCTATTACATGACTCGTATCTTTGATACGTGAACGAACAGTATGAACACCATCGCAACGCTGTAATTTATTCGCAATGTAACTTGCTTCATCTAATAAATCATTTTTGTGAATTTCATAATCATCTGCAATATCAACTAAGATTTGCACGTCTCGGCCTAACTTTTTAAAACGCTCTGACTCAATCCCCATTTCAAGTAAAAATGCTTCATGCTCTGTAGATAAACTCATTGTTTTTTCAACATATTGTGATTTAAAGCAAATATTGCATAAATATCACCAACCTATCAAGCCAAACCAATATAAAAACTTGCCACACGAATCAAAAATTTAACAAGCATAATGAACCCAATAATCAGAGCAATATGCCAAAATATTTTGATAAAACTTTCAGGCTTTAAATTCATAGCTTCCATTGTCGCTCCTAGAAACCTAAATGAAAATTTGTTATCTTTACTCAATGTTCTGATCCTTATTGTCGTTAAGGGTTGGAAACAAAAAAGCCAAGAACTGCGAATTCTTGGCTTTTTGCTATCTAAGCTAAAACCATTGGTCTAGCCTAGAAAATACAAATCAATTTTTCCTTATTCAGTTTTTCACTTACTTCCTATTCCCAAATACCCTCTTCTTTTTAACAACCGTGGTCGATTTCTCCAGAGTAGAACTAGTCCGCTTACGCACAACAACTTTGGCAGCATTACTCACCTGTTTAGACTCTTGCTCTTTAGGTACTTCAACGTCCTGCTGCTGCAAACGTTCAGCAATTCGCTTAAGGTTCGGCTGCATAATTTTTAAAGCCGCCAAAGCATAAACACGACAGTCCAAGCCCTCGTTCCGTGCCCGATCTGGTTTATGCCATTCACGTATCGGTTGCCCTTTGATATATCTCAGTACCAGTTTTTCAGCAGTAAGTTGCTTATACCACTCTGCCTCACGTTGAATTGGGAAATGACAATAACCAGGACCACCTTTGTCTAAGGTTAAACGGCGAGATACCACCAGTTTGGCTTCATCCGTTCCCACAATAAACAGGTCAATTTTACGCTTATCCTTACCAGACTGTTTACGTTGCGGACTTTGTACTATTGGCAATCCCCAGCCACCACGCCCTTTAATGGCAAATAGCTTTCGATTCCGACGGCTTTTCACATATTCATAAGCCGCTTGGGTATAACCATTAGTACCACCAGTATCTAAACATGCTGATGAAATATTGAGTTGTGCACCAGACTCATGCATGTAGGTTTCTTCCAAAACATCGTCCAAGTCTTGCCACACTTCTTCACCCAGCGGATCACCCCATAACACACGGTAATCAATCGACCAACTTTCTTCACCTACACCCCATGCAACAATCTCAAGCTCAAGCCGATCCATCTGCATATCGATACCACAAGTGAGATACACCCCACCCATAGGTACAGTTGCCTTGTATTCTTCTGCTCGGGCCTGTAAAGATTCTGAATCAACCTTATCTGCATTTTCCTCAAAGGTTTCCCCTAAGGAGACATTCACAAAGACCTGTAAATCATCCAGTGCCAACTTATCTAAGTAGGATTGGACAATATCTGACATCTTACGAAAGGTAGACAACATCTCTGGTGCATGAAAACTGATATGCCCTTTGAATGGCAGCTCAGCTTTCCAGCCATGCCCTAGTTTTTCTGCATTACGAATGGCAGCAATCCGTTCACCATCCGACCACACCTCATTGCAACATTCACAGCGATACCCTGCTGTCTCAGTCAAATGCTGCTGATCGATATCTTCACGTGCATCTTGAATATTGGTAGATCGGCGACCATCCCACCAAACATTCTCCCATTTCAGGTATTGAGCTTCGCCACATTTAGGACATGGCACATAATAGCGGCGACGATCACCAGAGAAATAAGCAGATTCAACTCGGCTAGCTCCCTTAATAGTCGGTGTACTGGATTCTGTTCTTAAAGCTTGATCACCAAAAGTTGCTGAACGCTGGGCCAACAATTCAATTGGATCTCCCTCGGCTGTTGCCTGCATCCCATCAATTTCGTCCGCATGGGTGATGGGTGCAGATCTTGAACGTAAAGTCTTAGGCGATCCCGCCCATGAAAACATTAACCAACCACCGATATAAGAAATCATACGGCTGTTATTCACACCATCACGGCTGCGAGGCTTTGCCATCTTTTGAGCGATGGATTTATTTGCCTCAATCATTGGGCGTAACTTGGTTTCAAGGAAGGTCTGAACATCACCTTGTGTCGGTTGCACAAAAATCTGTGACTTGGGTTCATGCCCAATAAAATAACCTGTTGCACATTGCTGAATGGTAGTTTTACCGAGCTGTGCCCCTGTCATGTAAGTAATACGGCGCACACCATATTCCTTGATGGCATCAATCATGCCTCGTTGATAGGGGGCGTTATCAAAGTTAATAGGACCTGGTATCGCATTACCCACAGGAATCTTGATGTTTTTCTCTGCCCATTCACTTGGCTTAATTTCTGCAGGTGGAACAAGATGAGACATTGAACGCTTCAATGCATCAATCACTGAATAGAAATTGCTGAAAATTGATAAATCAGACATCGTCATCATCCTCAAATTCAGCATCTGCAGCTGACTCTAAAGCAAGTACGATTTCAGCCTTGAGCTTTTCCTTAAAAACACGCGCATCCGTTTCACCGAGTAGTTGTAGGACTGCGCGCTGTGGAATATTCATCATGTTTGAACGGATGGTACCGAAGACGATAGATTGGGCGCGTTCAAATTCAGCGATCAAGGCGACTTCACCCTTCTTTTCTGCCAACTCTAATTCAGCCAATTCCGTTTCTGCTTTGGCTTTTCTTATTTTTAATAGATTGATGTCATCAACAACTTCACCCGAAGCATCATCAACAGCTTTATCTTGGAGCCACTTGGCAATATGCGCAGTATTAAACTGCCATTCTTGCCCTTTTCCACGGCCTCGGACTACAACTGGACAGTCCTGACGAACCCAAGAATCAATCGTGGTTAAGGCAACTCCAAAAACGTCTGAAAGCCGCGTCCTGTTTACGATCTGACCCTTTTTAGCATCCGCCATACCAACCCATTTTCCAGCCCAAATTTATATTGAGATATAGTAGTTTGTTGTGATTTTAAAATTTACCCAGATATGGAATCCTGCGCGGCGTTTGCCCCCGCAAGCGGTGCCCCCCAGAAAGTACCTACAGAAATGATTTTTATCACTTTAATACCCATTCTTAATCACCCATTTGCCTGTACGCATTTGCTCTGAGTGGCGCTTTGCACGTTGCGGTGTCTGCTTTGCCCACAGTGAGTTGAGCATGCCTTTGGCCGCATCTGTGTAGCGACCTGTACGTACCATCTCTAGCGTATTCTTGAAGCCAAGCAATCCTTCTGTTCCCATTTGAAATGCCATAGACAGCAATACACCACGGCGGGCTTCATCAAGTTCCTTGATCCATGGCAATTTACGCTCAAGCTCACTCATTTTCTTTTGAATGTCGTTGCTGAGTAGGTAAGCTGATTCTTCTGCAGTGATGCCACCGCCCTTGCGTGCATCAATTAAACGACCGACACCAATGGTCGAATAGCCCAAATGGTCTTTATATTCAGTCAGGACTTCGCCTTCTTCTCCACGTAATAGACGAGTGATGTTTACTGTAAAGTCTGTCATTTCTTACGCCCTTTGCTTAACCAGTCTTTGAACATTGCTAACAAGTAATTGAAGAATCCTGTCTCTTTCCAAGCACCTGACTTCACCCATTGGAATAGCTCTTGGAACATCAAGCCGCCGAGCGCACCTGTTAAAAAGCCAATACCACCTGCATGCTCTGGTGCTAGCTTGGTAAAGTACATAATCAAAAGTGTTAGGTAATGTGCTGTGAATGCACCTGACAGTAAAAACACGGCGTAGTCTTTTGGTGTTTTAAGCTGTTCTTTGTTGTATCGAGTTGCCACTGCTGCCCCCATCATTCCTGCAACAAAATATTGGAGCTCACTCAAATACTTCATTACAGCTGCTAACCAGTCTGGAAATGACATTCTTATTGGTCTCTAGATTTGTGAATATATTGCGTATTGTTGTTCTATATCCAGGGCAATTTCATTATTCACTTTTTCACATGATCAACTCAGTAGCATGAACATCATGTAATAAAAAACCTCCCGAAGGAGGTTTAATCTTAATTATTACTATGCAAAGCACTTCTCTGCCTGAAAAGAATGCGGCCATAAAAAAAGCCTACAAAAGGTATTGTAGGCTATTAAAATTTAAAAGATTAGTCAGGGAACTATCTACTAAATCTGGTGTGAATTGTGCAGAAATTCTAAACAGATTGCAATACTTAGGTATATCTAAAATGCATATTTATTACATTTTACTTTGCAAAGTACTTCTCTACTCGTTCTTTAACCACTGAATCAACATCTTCATTCCCAAAGAGCACAGCTATAAAAAAAGCCCAATCTGGTAAGACTGGGCTATAAAACTTGAATCTTTTTTCGTTGGTAGCGGGAGCTGGATTTGAACCAACGACCTTCGGGTTATGAGCCCGACGAGCTACCAGACTGCTCCATCCCGCATCAACGAGTTGTCTTTATACGCGCTTATGCTTGTTAAAGCAAATTTTATTTAAAATTAATTAATTATTTGTAAAGAAAAACTAAAATCTATCACCCAAAACAAAAAAAGCCCATCTTACGATAAGCTTTAATTTTATAAGTAAGAAAAAGCTATTGGATCTCTAAAGTTTTATCTTCAGCAATCAAAACTGAAAGAATTACGGGCAATCCAAAACATATCGGTACTAGCAGAATCCAAAACTCAACAGGCGGCTTATCGAAGAAAACGCTAATTAAAACCACCCCTAAAACCAATACTGAAAGGAAGATACCTAAAAATTTTAAAGCAAATTTGAACAGCATTTGGACACCCCAAAACTAATGTGGTTGGAGTATACGCCTTTACCACCAATTCATCACTTTAACAAATAGATATAATCATCGTATTAAATAATAAAAAAAGTGAATATATCTAAATTATTAATGACCAGATAACATTATTCAAAACTCGTGATCATTCTCTTAGAGGCTCGTCTACTTAATTGAGTTTTTGGTGTATTGGGTGGCGGCATTCAACCTAAACCACTACGAATAAGAGTGCCGCCATAAAAAAAGGTCTGCACTACGGATAAATGCAGACCTAAACGCTGAAGAAACATATCAATAAGAGAGATATGTCGCGCATTTTGAAGAAATATGAATATTCACACAAGTTCATTAAACCAATTTCTCAAATAAAGAGAACTGATATATAGATTCTAGTCGTTTGTCAAAAAAGTAAGTTCATATTCATCATGTGTAATCTTTATCTTTATTCCACGGTAACAACGCTTATCTGGATCTAATGCCGAATTAATCACATCATCTGCAAATTTAGGATCTCCCATAAATTTGTCATATAGCTTATAACCTATACGTATTTTCTTAATTTTCCTTTTCTTCTTTTCGTTCTGATTTAATGTTTCATCTAAAAAATCTAAATTAATATCACTCAATTGGTTTCCCCCTAGGTGCTTTTATAATTAAGTACCTAACTTTAGTACGTTTAGTCTTATAAAAACCAGAAAAAATGAACAAAAATAGTCCTATATTGTTTCAGCATAGCAGCTCAACTATACGCCGTGATCTGCACCGTCCGAGTCGATAAATTAAAATACAGTGCAATCTCATCTACTCTAAAGCCCTGCTCAAGCATAGATTTGATTCCTGCATTACGACTTTTAATTAGTATGTGTTTGCACTGAGACAACACCAATAACTCACCGCCAAAGACCAGACAGAGTTTCTGTGCATCTTCATAACCCAGCATCGTCACAAGGTTATGATCCATCTTTAAACGTGTGGCTTGTGGTACATATAAAAAGAGCTGACCAACACCTGTTCTTTTCTCGGCTTTATATTTCGGACATTGACTCACCAGATATAAAGCCTTCTGGCGTCCAATGACTTCGGCTACTGAACGCAGATCCCCTTTTAAATCTAGAATATTCTCCATGCTTCCCCCTTAAAATCTCGCAAAACGGCGGTGGACCAACATGGCAGCATCACGGGCATGTTCATTGGTACGACCAAGCCACCCCGTAATTCTTTGAAAGGTTTCAGCCTTATATTTGGTACTGTTGTTCTGTGGATGAATCATCTTGAACAAATAGCCTTGTTCTTTACACCAGTCTTCCCATATCTGCGCATCACGTTTAACAGATCCAACGCCCTGTGCCTTTTCACGGCCACCCGTAAACCAAGTACGTTGCCGAGCATCTTCTATATACAAGCAAACGTTTTGGATTCCCCATGTCTGTACTTGATGTTGTACTTTCAGCATTGCCTGTGTGATGGATAAAGACTCTACCTGTTCTAGCTCACCACCATTGCCTCGGTCTGCTGCAACGGCGAAGCCAGTATTCACCCCTGTATCAATTCCAATCATGATTTTCATGCGTACATGGTCCCCAATTCGCTTTTGTTGTCTAAGAACATCTGATTGACTGCCCCGATGTATCCGCACCATCCAAAGACATCACTCCAGTAAGACCAAACGCCGTTGGTGCAATTCCAAAAGGTTCCATCGTTTTCAATGTGTGTTGCGCCGTGTGGAATCATGCTGCCTCCTTCAAGTTGCCGCTGAAACCAACCTGTTTCAGGTAGGACTCCCATTTTTTGGCTTGGGTTGGATCTTCAAGTTTCACGGCGATACGTGCTGCGAGTTTTTCAAAGGATTCACCTGGTTCGCTGTACTTGCTTGAAAATTCTGGATGGTGTGCAAGTTTCTGTGCGAAGGTTGCAATCTGTTTTTCAGTCAGGTGCTTTGGATTATTCGCTGCAGGTGTTGTGCTATATCCCGCTTTGGTCTCTTGGGAATACTTGTTGCGATATGCGTTCAGCAACCAATCGGCAAAGTGGAAGTTCATGAGTTCATCGCAAAGGGATTTGTCTTGGTTGTAAAACTCAAATGCTCGTTTTTCCCGTTCCGCCCATTTCGCTGTCAGGATGGTTTTTGGATCGATGCTGTCATCGGCCAAAGAAATTTCTTCTCGAAGTTTTTTGAAGCAAAGCCAATCTTTTATATTTTTAGATTCATCTGGAAGATTCTTTGGTAGATTCCGTGTCCCATCGTTGGGACTGTTAGGTGGGATTGTTGGGACTGTTTCAGGGGAACAATGGAACTGTTCCGCTGTTGGTACTGTTCCATTATCGGGACTGTTTAAATCGGGGTTTCCCTGATTAAAGCGTTCCGTTGTTGGTACTGTTTTATTTTCCCGTCCAGAAACACCGCATAAGTGGTAAACCTTAACTTGCTTGGTTGCGCCTTTGCGCTCCCCTGTATCTTCTATTAAGCCATCTTCAATGAGTTCGGCAATAATCTTTAGTACGGTTTTACGGTCAAGTGTAGTGTCATCTCTTAAACGGCTAATACTTGGGAAACAGGTGTGGTCTTCTCCAGCACGATCAGCAAGTGACAAAAGCACCAATCGTTTTAGTGCTTTTAGACTGCCACTTTTGCGCTCTGGAAACTGAACGACCCATGCCCATTTTGTTGCATCTAAACTCATATGGGTTTCCTCTTATTCGTCATCTACGCACTGGTGTATTTGTGCGTCCAGTTCGGCAAGTATTTCGTGTAGTCGGTGAATGACCTTTGACATGTCTAAGGCTTCCCCGCGTGTGATGCGTCCGTCTGCCATCATTTCTTTAAACAGCGTGTAGACGTTTCCGCCTTTCATGCCAAAACTCAGCACCAAATCTGTGAGTGCTGTATCTCGGTTTTCTGGTATATCGGGCAGATCTATAGCGACCTTGCCGTGTACGGCATTAAGGCTTTGTAGAATTCGGTAGTCATTGGTCAGCGCCATCAGCTTGGATGCTTCTAGCAGCGTTAAGTGATGGGTGTCTGTATTTGGATTGACTTTGCTATTGAGCACGGCGGGACTTTTGATGCCCATACGTGGTGCGAGTGCATTTGCCCCGCCTTTGTAGTCGTGCACGGTGTGATAAGCAGCATCTAATATGTTCATAACGGGTTCCTTTGAACGTGTTTATTAGATGGGAGCTTTATTACTATTTTTAGTAGAACGAACAAATGCCCAATTAATGTCAGGTCTTAGTTGCTCTGCTTTCACTTCTTGATGCGTTAGTTCTTCAATCGACAAACAGCGATCTTCAGGAATTTTATTGAAATTCCATTTACTTAAAGCCCACGGCGTAATTCCTAGGCTACGGGCTAATGCTGATTTACTACCCGCTATTTTTATTGCTTTTTCTAAAGCATCTTTTGGAGATGACATAATGCAACCACTAACACTACTAAAAGTAGAAGATAATATACTACCTAAAATAGAATTGGTGCAACTAAAAATACGAGGTAAACTTCTACCATTGGTAGAAAATGGAAAGAAACCAAAATTGCAAACAGCTAAATATCAAGAATTTGCATCTAGGCTTAAAGGTCTTATGGATAAAGACGGCTCGCCTATTAAAACTGTAAATCAGTTAAAAGATGCTATCGAAGTCACTTATGAAATGGCTCGTAGATATACGCTAGGTATTGCAAAGCCACGCGAAGAAAAAATGCAAATCTTGGCTGAAAAATTTAATGTTGATATTAGTTATTTAGACCACGGTACGGGGTTAGATCCGAATGTATCTACACCATTTCCAGTTGCTGGTCGTTTAATTCCTGTGATTTCTTGGGTTCAAGCAGGATCATGGACTACTGTTGAAGCTGTACCTGCAGGTACACAGTTTGAAGAATGGTTACCGCCAAACCCTAAATGTGGAAAGCATGGCTATGGTTTAGAAGTTGTTGGTGAGTCAATGCTTCCAGACTTCCGCCCTAGCGATAAAATTTATGTAAATCCTGACTTTCAAGTAAGTGACTTAAAAACAGGTGATTTAGTCATTGTTTCAAGTGAGGGTGGCAAAGCCGCAACATTTAAGAAGCTGATAGTTGAAACGGACAACATGTACTTGCAACCACTGAATCCTGAATGGTCTGAAAAAGCAATTGCTCTAGAAGATGGATGTAAATTGGTTGGTAAGGTTGTTGGGCTATATAGAGATGTATAAATTAAAGTAAAAAATAATTAAAAAAAACCTGCATTTAGCAGGTTTTTCATTTGTTAGATCAAGTAATTATTTACTGTTTCAATATGATGCATCATGGATAATTTCTTTACTTGACCCAGTCCAGGAAAATGTTTAATCAAATTTAAATTCTTAAACTTACTAATTGCAAATGTTTCCTCAAATCCAAGCTTATCTTCTTCAACTTCAGCAATAAATTTTTCAAGTGCATCTTTAAATTTATCACCAGGATTCTTTTGCTCACCATCATCATATGACAAGTAATGTCTTACATACATTGGTGCGTGTGTATCATCTTTAAAATATGATGCATGGATTGTTACAACAACAGCAGGACCACCAGTATCTGAAAAATCTTTACCAGTAATTGTATAATCTGCAAAACCTACAGTATTAGGTTTGTCTTGAAATGAAGTATGCAAATCTGAAAAATAAGACTCTACAGGATAATCAGCATTTCGTTTTTGCGATTGAAAGAAATCACCATACAAAACAACAGAATTCATCTTTTCGAGAGTAGCCTCAGAAGTTGAACTACCCACAAAAGTAGAAAAAGCCTTATGAGATAGATCTATGATTTCATTTGTAATTCCATTGGTAAACAATGAAAATTTATCAAATTTATCCAAATGAATTTGATAATTATCATCAGTTGTATCAAGACATGGAATAAACTTGATACCAGTATCTTGAGCTTTTAGATCATCATAAATAAATGTATGAACTTTATTAAAATCACCTTTATTCGGATTTACTATAATTACAGGTTCAATGTCATAACCGTTCAAGCTTTTGATTGCTGCAATTAATTCAGAGAATCCCGCTCTGACTGGTTCAATTATAGGAACAACTTTAGATATTTCTGTATTCTCAAGAAGTTCTTTTATCGCTAAAAACTCAGACCGCTTTCCTCGTAATATCGGGTAATACATTAATTTCACCATTTGTTAGTAAGTCTAATAAAGCTATTTGTTGCTTTTTGGAAAATTTATAACTTATGACTGCATTTGTCAGGGACAAAGGTACAGAATTGATGAATATATCATCATTTTTTCTCATTTTTTTTAATATTTTAATATATTTCTTATTTAACTCTTCATGGTTATCATATTGATGAATTATTGAAAGACATTTCTCATAAATCAACATATTTGGAAGTGATATTTTTTCCCCTAAAATTTCTTCAGCTAATTGTTTATATTCGGATTGTCTCATCGAGCCTATAAGCAAATCTTTGTTAAGTTGCACACTTCTATTCTTAGCCTTGCGTAAAGTTCGTAAGGTATTAGAAGAGGTTAAAGATATAACTCCAACTTCACTTGGAATTTCTTTGAAAATTATATTTTCAAACTTTTTTGAACAAACTACATATACTTCATCAAATAATTGCAAGTAAGAGCTTAACTGATCATCTAACCGTACCAACGAATCATAGTCTGTCTTAATTTCATAACACGTAGATTTACCATTTAGAATCACACAATCAGCTTTATTTTTACCAACTCTAAACTCAGATAACATTGTTGCGGTATTTAATGAATGTCTGCCACATAATATTTTATTAGCTATAAGATTCTTAAATACATACTCATTTTGATAATTTTTTCCCAAAAGTTGAAATGCCTCATCAAAAAATTCTCGATAAGTTAGCGTTCTGTTGAAGAAATTAGTTGCCATTTTTTGAATATAAGAAAAATCTCCACTAGCAACATCATTCAATACATTGCTATTGAAAACTTTTGATAAGTTCTTAAATTCAAGACTCATTGCAAATTTACCATAAGAGATACAACCAATAATTATAGAAACAATGATACTTTTTTTTTAGATTGAAAGTCACCTTTAAGGTATATTTTCTACCAAAAATAGATATTAAAGAAGAAAAAAGTAGTCTTAAAGAATAAATTATTGACTTATTTTCTACTTTTAGTAGTATTTGTTGTGTGAACAACAAAAAAAAGCCCCTTCACTTTGGACGGCGACGGGGCTTTGCAACTAAATGCGAGATAAGTATGAAACATAAGCCTATATCCAGTCAAACGACGCCTATCCTTTTTCAGCATCCAACGGCGGCTGATCTTCATCCATCCGTTTGGAAAGTCATATACATCAACCTCAAAGAATTTAGCCTGTTTGCCCTACTTGCATTCGTTCTGTGGCTAGTCACCCAATTCTTCTATGTCGTAATTGGAGGGTAAGCACATGGCTAGTTATGATTACCGCTGCGAAAAATGTAAAAAATACATCCCTATCGATCATTCAAAAATTAAGGTAGGTGATGAAGTTAGTTTCACCACAACTTACGAGACATCCAACAGCGCAAGATTTTCATCAAAAACTGGCAAAGTTATAGATATTGCAGGTGATATTTGCGAAGTAGTTGTGAAGAAGAAAAGCTATTTCAAAAACATTCGTGACGTCACACCTGATGATGCACCAAATCCACTGACATACGCTCTTTTCGGTCTATGTAAATGCAATAAGGAGGAAACTCCAAATGACATCTAATATCCTACGCCTCAAGCTCAGCGTATTTGCAGAACGCTATTGGCAAGATGAAGCATCCCGCCCAAAACGCGACACACTGGTCAGCCATATAAAACGTGGCTGGCTCAGTGGTAAAAAAATTGGTAAACAATGGTATGTCGAATGCACATCTTGGGGTGCGCCTTTGTACTATTCAGATGATGTGCCTAAGGTGGAACTAGAGTCTCCACCTAAAACGGGCAACTCTATTGCAGACCGAATACTAGCGGAGATTTAA